AGTTCGAGGCCGGGAAGATGAAAAATCCGCGTTATTTTTTGTATAGGGCGGCTTGATGCCGGCTAAATCTGTGTATGGGCTTACAGCAAAACAGGAAGAGTTTTCTGTTGCAGTTGCTGGAGGGAAAAGCCAATCAGACGCATATCGCCAGGCGTATGACGCAGAGAACATGACACCATCGCAGATATGGGTCGAATCATCAACGCTTGCCAAAAACCCGAAGGTAGCCGATAGGATTGCGTTTTTACGCAACTCAGTTGCATCTGAGACAATTTTGAAGGCTGCGGACATCCTCAACGAGACTCGGAGGATGGCATCCGTCACCGCTAGAGACTTCGTTCATCCTGATGGAACGGTCAAGGGGATTCACGAGCTGAGCGACGACGCTGCGGCTTGTGTGTCGGCTATCAAAGTCTCTCCTGATGGCGCTGTCGAGTACAAGCTGTGGGACAAAAACTCAGCCGTTGATCGAGGCGCCCGCATCATCGGCATGTACTCCAAAGACAACGCGCAAAAGAACCCGCTGGCCGACCAGTCAATCGCGGCTTTGCTGGCACTTCGCGCGGCGCTTGACGGAAACGCCTGATTATGGCGGTTCGGCCGGAAGACATAGCAAAACTGTCGCCAGAACTCAGGGCATCAATGGCCGCAATGGTGGACGACGCTCTGGCCAGGAGAAAACTCCAGCTCTACAAGCCATACGCAAAGCAGCGCCTGTTCCATCGCGCAGGAAAGGACCATAGCGAGCGGCTGCTGATGGCCGGAAACCAGCTTGGGAAATCCATTGCTGGCGGGGCCGAGTGGGCAATGCACGCGACCGGCCGCTATCCGGACTGGTGGGATGGAGCCACCTTCAACAAAGCGCCTGTGCTATGGGCTGGATCAGTTACCGGCGAATCGACCAGAGACAACCCGCAGCGCATCCTGATGGGTCCGCCAGCAAGCGAGGAACTGTGGGGTACAGGATTTCTGCCTGCTGACGCCATCAAAGGCCGTGACAGGGCAATGGGAGTGCCGAATCTGCTGGATAACGTCCAAGTCAAGTGGGGCGGAGGGGGCGATGTCTCGTCTGTGTCAATGATCTCGTTCAAGGCGTATGAAAAAGGCCGCGAGAAATGGCAGGGGCCAACGGTCGACGGCGTTTGGTTCGATGAAGAACCTCCAGAAGACATTTACTCAGAGGGGCTGACGCGGACCAATAATGGCCAGCGCGGGCAGTTCGCCATTATCACGTTCACCCCGCTGCTAGGTATGTCTGTCGTCGTCATGCGATTCATGGATAAAGACACGGTGAGGGTGGCCGCATGAGTCGCGCAATTATCACAATGACGATTGATGACGCTGCGCACTATTCACCGGCAGAGCGCGCGGCGATTATCGCCAGCTACCCAGAGCACGAGCGCGAGGCCAGGGCGAACGGTGTTCCTACGCTCGGCTCTGGGCGAATTTTCCCCGTGGCTGACGCGGCAATATCCGTGCAGCCGTTTCAGATTCCGAGTCACTGGCCGCGCATCAACGGGATTGATTTCGGATGGGACCACCCCGCGGCGGCTGTTCAATGCGCCTGGGATCGAGACGTCGACTGCTGGTATGTGCTGAGGGCGCACAGAGCGCGCGAACAGACGCCAATGATGTTTTCCCCTTCCGTGAAAGCCTGGGGCGCCTGGGTGCCGTGCGCATGGCCGCACGATGGCCTGCAAACAGACAAAGGGAGCGGAGAGCAACTGGCAAAACAATATGCCGCTGCAGGGTTAAAGATGCTCAAGGACCGGGCTACATTCAGCGATGGATCAAATGGCGTAGAGGCTGGCGTATCCGACATGCTGGACAGGATGATGACTGGCAGATTCAGGGTATTTGCCAATCTTGACGACTGGTTTTTTGAGTTCCGCCTGTATCACCGAAAGGACGGGAAAATCGTCAAGTTGCAGGATGATTTGCTATCAGCAACCCGTTACGCATTAATGATGGCTCGCAAGGCAATCACCAAACCAATAGAGAAGGCTGTAGTGCCTATGCAATGGGCCACGCTTGATTCTGAGATCGGGTACTAGGATGGACACACAAGCCACACAACAATTCGGCCCTGACGAAGTTCAAGAGCCAAACCGCTCGAACTTCCTGACGACGCTGCTAGGCAAGCGCAAAGACGCCATTTCAGCCAGGTCAGCATCAGGCATAGAGGAAGAGTGGACCGAGGACGAAGAGCATTATCAGGGCATTGACGACGCAAATCGGATGTACGCGGCGACGACATCAGGCCATGCAAAACGGTGGGCGACCAATGACCGTGCGGATAATGCTCAAGCTAATCGGTCGGTCGTTTTTTTGAATATCACAGCTCCGTATGTCGACAGCGCGTCAGCCAATGTAGCCGAGAAGCTGTTACCGACTGACGACCGTTCGTGGGAAATCAAGCCAACGCCGGTTACAACGGCCATGCGGCTAGCTTATGGCCAAGCCGGCATCGACACAACCGCGCTCGAACAGATGATTGCCGACGACAAGCAGCGCGCCGAGGCGATGCAGCAGGAGATTGACGACCATCTTGTTGAGTCAAACTGGCATGGCGAGGTACGCCAGATCATCGAGGACGCGGCGCGTATCGGTACGGGCGTGCTCAAAGGCCCATTTCCGCGCAAGGTTAGCAGCTCTCTGTCTCGCGTCGATCCGGCGACAGGCGCCAAGGCCATCGTCAAGGTCAGCGAAACAAAGCCGGCGACCAAACGCGTGGACCCGTGGCTATTCTGGCCAGACGGCGGCTGCGGGGAAAACGTACAGCATGGCTCGTACTGTTGGGAGCTGGAGTACATCTCACAGCGGCAGCTGATCGAGCTGATCGACATGCCAGGCTATGACCGGCAGGCCATCATCGCAGCCGTGCGCGAGGGGCCGAGCAAGACCGCCACTGTGCCGCGCGAGGCGGGCGATGGGACGTACATCAAGAGCGATGACCAATACGAGCTGTGGATCTTCCACGGCACCGTCAAGACCGAAGACGTTGAAGAAAGCGGTCTAGCTGAAGAAGACGATTTCCCGAAGGTGCCGGTCATGGCCGTCATCGTCAATGACAGACTGATCAAGGCGGCGCGCAATGTGCTTGACGGCGGCGAACTGCCGTATGACGTACTCGCATGGCAGCGCCGGCCGGGGATGCCTTGGGGAACCGGCATTTCGCGCAAGTTGCGCACCGCGCAGCGAATCCTCAATGGCGGTGTCAGGGCGATGATGGATAACGCCGGCCTGAGCGCTGGCGTGCAGATCGTGCTAGGCGCAGGCATCACCCCCGCTGATAAACGATACACCATCACCGGCCGCAAGCTGTGGCGCGCAGAGCCTGACGTTCAGGACGTGCGGCAGCAATTCATGGCGTTCGTGCCGCCGTCTGTGCAGGCCGAGCTGATGAACATCGTCCAGTGGGCTATGAAGGTCGCTGAGGACGTAACTGGTATGCCGGCCATGCTCCAGGGCATCCGCGGAGACTCCCCGGATACGCTCGGCGGAATGGAGATGGCGCAGAATAACTCGTCATCCATCCTGCGGCGCATCGCTAAACGCATGGACGATTACGTGACCGAACCGCACATCACCCGGTACTACGAATGGATGATGCAGCACTCGCAGCGAGAAGACATCAAGGGCGATTTCAATATCGAGGTGCGGGCCAGCTCTGCGCTTGTGGCTCGGGACATGCAGCAGCAGTTCCTGATGCAGTTGCTCACCGTCAGCCGCGACCCGGCCTATGAAATATCGCCGAAGAAGCTGGCCGAGGAGCTGCTGAAGGGCAAGCAGATCGACCCGAAGCGCGTCCAGTACGATGAGGAAGAGAAGGCGGCGCTGCAAGAGAAGCCTGACCCGCTAACACAGGCCAGGGTGGCGCTGACGGCCGCGCAGACCAAAGTAGCAGAAGCCACGGCGGTTACAAAGAACGTCGAGGGCATGTACTCGGCGACGACTGCGGCGAACCTCGTGGCCAGCAATCCCCTCATCGCGCCGTCGTCTGACCAGATCCTCATGTCAGCCGGATTCGTGGATGCAGACGCATCGCCGATTATCGCGCCTGTGAATGCGCCTGCGATTCCAATTCAGGAAAACACCAATCCGATGACGCCGCCTAATCCTGATGTTGGCATGGGGCATGGCATTGAAGTCGGCAATACACCAATTTAAGGAAAGAAAATGAGTATTCCATCAACAGCAACCAGATACGGCCAAGTTACAAAAAGCGATTCAACGCCAATGCAGTTCAAGGCGATCTACATCGGAGGAACTGGAAACCTGGCGATTAAACGCAATCAGGCCGACGCATCCGCCGTGACGTTTTCCACCGTTCCTGCTGGAACCGTTTTGTATGTGCAGGGAGTTCGAGTAATGGCCGCAACAACTTGCACAAACATGGTTTGGATGGACTGGTAAGGCGCATGAATGATAGCGAAATTGACTTCCAAAGTGCCACGTGGAAAGCTATGGAGAATCGTATTTCCATGCGCTTAGACTATTTACGTAGGCAAAACGACGGTTATATGAGCGAGACAGCGACCGCAACGCTTCGCGGAAGGATTGCGGAACTAAAGGATTTTCTGGCTCTTGCAAAAGACCCGGACAAGGTGACAGACGAGCAATAAGCCCCTCTGTCTTTGGCAGTACGGT